GATGGGAAGTCCATAATTACTTGGACAACCCCTTCTTTTTCAGAGTGTTCTTAAGTTCGGCCATGAGTTTCATACGCTTGTTGTTTAGCACAGGCTTCTTTGGAGCCATGGGTGGCGGAGGCGGGGGTGGTGGAACACCAGAGACCCTCGCAGTGGTGGCCGCTGGTACGACACTCTGGCACATACGAATCACCTTCTGAGCATTTCGAACACTATTCTCAAAGTTCATCGTAATTTTGGCGCGAAGTTCCCTCGTTGTGAGCTTAACACGCTTCCCGTCAACATTCTTGGTGACACGGAGACCCATCTTCTTCGCCTTATTTTTGAGGTCTCTGTACTGCATTTATTAGTACCAGAGAAATTAAAGATATAGAGCGAATCTCCAAGTATGGGGGATGTCCATGAACTGAAGACGCTCATTCACCGAGTGCTACTTCCTAGGATTAAACAACTCGAAACTGAAGTTGCATCACTGAGAAGACACACGTGGCCGTACGTACAAGGTAATAAGGAGTCGAGTCAACTCGACGACATGCACTCCAAGTTGGACTTTCTCAGACACTTGGATGATTCCACAATTCGGGAACTTATTCAACTCAAGTCAAAAGTATCTGAGAGTGCAAGTCTGTCACTAAGAGAGTACGACGTGTTACGACAGCATTTACAAAATTAAAAAAAGTCATCCGTTCGGTACATTTTTACGTCGAATGAACCTGTTTTGCCAGTCACCGAAACCGATTCATTTCCGTACAGCTCCTGGCACCCAACGTCATCCATGCAGTCCCGAGAATCGAGACTTACTGGAATAGGGTACAGGTTTTCACCACCAGTCGTGGTGTAGTAGTGGTACCTGTCACGACGTCCACGAACCTCCTTCCCGTAGAGAGGGAGAGGCTCCTCACCCTCACCAACCAGGAGTCCCATCTGCTGCATACGACCAGGCTTGTACTGCTTGATGGGAGGGTCCCTAAACTCGGGTGCGCGACGACGCTCTTGGGAACGTTCCAGGCGTGGAGGTACCATGGGGACGGGAACTTCCACAGGAACCTCGACAACTTGAGGATTGTACCACATGTACCCGATGATGGCAAAAAGAATAGCGATAGCTGTCCATGTCAATTGGGTCTTTGTCTTGTTCTTCATATGTTATACACTGAGAGATTTACTTCTTCTTGTTAATCATCTTTACCACCTTCGCATTCTTGTTCGCCTTGAGCTTCGCCTGGGTCGCCTTCATCTTAGCGACAGCCTTGTTGAGGTTCGCGGGGGTCTTGTTGACTGGAGTGGGGGTAGGAGTCTTCTTGACATTATTACGCACACCTGGCTTCATCTTCTTCACCTGCTTCTTGTGTTCCTTCTTGAGCTTCTGCATAATCTTGGACGTGGGCATTTTACTATAGTTAAAGACTTTTATTCAGATAAAGACATGAAACCTATCAAAATTTTTGAAAAATTTTTAAACGACAATGAATTGGAAACTGTGCTAAATATCATAAAAGATGTGAATTGGAAATATACGAATATGACACGACCAAACACACCACGGTTTTGGATTGCGGATTTATATGAGGAACCATTTTTTAGAGACATAATTTTCAAGAAAATACAAGAAAAAACTGGAAAATCATTTGAACTAAATAGAGTATACGCAAATGGTCAAACATTTGCACAAGACGGTTCATATCATACTGATCACACCGATGAAGGAATGTATACATTCATATTATACACGAGTGCAATAAATACAGATAATATAGATGTTGTAAATGGGTATACACAATTCAAAATTAACAATAAAGTTATTAATGTAGAACCATATCTAAACAGAGGTGTTTTATTCAAATCAAATATTCTTCATCGCGGACTAGCTCCGTCTAGACATACAGATTTTTTAAGAGTGTCGGTAGCTTTCAAACTTAAAGAGATGGAATGAGCTTAAAGACATGAAGATACTCGCCATAGATATCGGGTATCACAACATGGGTATGGTACTGGCGAATTCGAAGGCGGGTCCGAAGATTGAGGTGGAGTGCGTAAAAAAGGCGAGTCTCGCAGACTATAAGTATGTATACTCGAATGATATAGTGGATTTGATACCCTTATTCGTTGAAGACCATAGAGACCTTTTCGACGCAGCTGAGAAAATCTTGATAGAGAGGCAACCACCTGGAGGCTTCACAAACGTTGAGATACTCCTGCACTATATGTTTAAGGATAAAGTTACCCTTGTCTCGCCAGTGAGTATGCACGTACACTTTGGTATGCGACACCTCAACTATGACCAGAGGAAAGAGAGAACTGTATCCATCGCTGAAAAATATATCGATGGAGACATTCCCTATGAGAGAAAACATGACATCGCCGATGCCTTGTGTATGATTGTGTATCACAACTTCCGAAACACAGTTCACTTCTTCGACAAGTTTAAATTTTCCTCACCTATAGTAAATGCCGACTGCCAAGCAGATTCAGAACGCCAAGAAGGCGCTCAAGCCGACCCCCAAACCGAAGGGGAACAAACCCAAACTCCCAAACAAATTGACTTATATCGTCATTTCTGCTGACCCCAAGGTCAAGCGCGACCGCGAATTTCTCAAGACAGTCAGGGAGTACATGAAGAACCGCCCTCTTCGCGCAGAACGTTAAGTGCGTTCATTACATTCTCGAACATATCGAAAATCTCACCTGTGTTTCGCCTCTGAATCGCATCCTTGAGTTTTTCGATGTTGTAGTCGAATGACTTCTTCTCCTTGTCAATCTCACCCACCTTGGCTTCCAACGCCGCAACCTTGTCATCAATGAATTTAGTTGTCTTTTCTATGGTTGCATCTAGCTTTTCAATTTCCTTGATGTACATGTTCTTGTGCCTCTCGAGAATTTCCCTCTTCACCTCCGAATCGCTACGGTCAATCTGGGCATCGAGACGTTCAATCTTTTCCTCGAATGCCTCAATACTCGCCACATAATCGGACTGGTAAATCTCCCTAGCATTTTTCAGGCGAATAATCTCGTTGCGAAATTTGGTATCCATACTGATTTAGTTTGTCTTTTTAGCTTTAAGCAATTCCTTGAACTCACCAACAAAAGTATCAAAATGCCCGAGGCGGTACTGCACAAACGCCCACAAAGCAAAAAACAGGGACTTTGTCAACCGATTGACATCATTCTCTTCCATCTTGTAGATGGGACCAACGACACGACCCATGAAAGTTTCATCCTTATTCTTCCCCGTGACATACATCTCAGCCTGTGTCAAGGCACATGTATCGTCATTCACAGACCAATGATAGAAGATGAAGGGAATCACAATCGAGTAGAACTCTAGACTACGGCGGTCATTTGTGAATGGAATAATCAGGATCCACAAGAGAAAGATGACGTGAATGAGGAATATTATGTTCATCTATTATAAGATGTCAGAAGAAATTAATATGGAAGAAATGTGGAACGAGTACCATGAGAATATCTTGCGTCAGTGGGGTGAAGCCTCTGCGTGCTACAGGTACATGCATCATCGTTCTTTCCTGATGTACAAGAAGTTGAGTCTGCGTTTTAATTTGCCTGTCATTGTACTCTCGACCATCACTGGTACAGCAAATTTTGCTCAAACAACTCTACCAGCAAGCATTCAACCCGCGGCACCATCCATCATCGGTGGTCTAAACCTTGTGGCGGGTCTCATAGCGACAATCATGCAGTTCCTCAAGGTGAATGAATTGATGGAGAACCATAGAACAGCTGCGTTGGGTCACGGCGGTCTTTCCAGGAATATTAGACTCCAACTGGCACTGCCCCGCGAAGAACGTAAGAAGGAGGGTCTGAATTTCGTCGAAGAGTGTAAGGCGACTTATGATAGTCTTTTGGAGCAGTCCCCCGCTATTCCCAAAAAGATTTTACTGAATTTCGAAAAGGAGTACCCGATTGATGGTATCTTTACGAAACCCGAAATTCTAAATGTGCGTCCCATCCCTGGTCTTAAACTCCCTAAAACAGTGGAGCCTATCCGAGCCATCACGAAGGACACTGTGTTTGAGAGGGTTGGTGAGTACCTGTCTCCTAAAGAGGAGGAGGAGTATGAGGAAGAGGAAGAGGAAGAAGAGACAGACGTCGA